ATTTCCACCAATTTTGCAGGATCGTATTGAATTTCATTTATATCTTGTATAAGCTGCGATAATTTTTCAGCTTGATTACCTATGCCTAAAGCATCAAGAACTCCTGGAGATGTTCCTAATGTATTTAATTTAGTGTGTATATCACCTAATGCAATTGCTGCATTATGCCCATATTCACCTGTCTGTCGGAGCTCTGCGTTAAGTTGTTCTTTTAACATATCTACTAATGACTGTCCTGCCTTTAAAGTTGGATCCATGTTTTTGACAATTGCTGCGAATCCTTCTTCTGGATCTACTGCTTCCTGTGCTTTACCTATTTGCTCTTCTAAAGCCTCAAAATCACCCCTTAGAAAAGTAAGCATTTCTGACTGTGATAATGCAAATTGTTTTGCATATACATCTCTTTCACCAGCGCCCATTGCAAGAAATTCATCTGCTGTAAGGCTTATTTGACTCCTTAAGTTTGGTAGAAAATCTTCTTTATTGTCAATCGCGTCTAACGATATCGCAACAGGATCAAGCATATCTCCTGTAAGTTGTGCGATTATACCGACAGATTCTACTGCGCTGCCTAGATCCTGAAATCTTCCTGCTAACTTTCCAAATGTCTCTACACCAAATCCAACCTCAGCCATCTGTGATGCTATTCTTGTTGACTGAGCTGCAGTGACATCACCGAACAGCTCAATATTTGAGATAATCTCAAGAGAATATTCATTTAAAATTGAAAGAGGCTGGCCTGTTGATTGACTAATCGCATCTGAATATCCTGCCACATGGTCCATTATCTCTGTGGATGCTTTACCTGTTTTAGCAATTTGAGTCTCAAGAACTTTCTGAACTTGAGCTGATTCAACGCCCAATGCTTTTGTGTAAAGAGGTATTTTTACCATCGTCTCATCATCCATTTGAGCGATGTATTTAGAATGTGTTACTTGAAGCCGACCTATGTTGTCTTCCATCGCTTGGAGCAATTCTTTAGTACTCATGAACTGAGAATTTACTGCGGTCATATCTGTCACAAGGTTTCCATCAGCATCATAGGTAAGGCCTGCAATTCCCTCAAAAATACTTCTTACAGATTCTGATTTTCCCTCAAAAGCTTCAGCGCCGACTGTCATTCTTCTTATTGCTCCAGATGTTGCATCTGTAAGCGTGGCATCTAGTTCTGAAACATTCGCTGCAATTTCATCCGGAAGATTTCCAAAATAGTGTCTAATATCTTCAAATCGTGTGTATATACCCTCATAAAGACCAGGAACAACGTCACTTGCAATTGTTAATGTAGTAGCAATCCCGCCCATGTTTGATATTATATCTGCAAGTTCATCACCACCTAAAAGTTCACTTCCTTCTGTAAGCTTTCCCGCAGAGTCTTCAAGCCTTTTCAATTGTTCTTCAAATTGCTCCGGTCGCATGTCAGGATTGCTGGCTTTGTACTCTTCCCATATATCCCACAGAGTTTGTTTTATGCTATCGTCTTCCATGCGATCTCCTATCTTTAAAAAGAACTTTATCTATAAGTATCACATTACTTAAATTTATCTGATAACATCTTTTCATAAGCGTCTAATTTGCCAGCATTATCCACCAAATTATCAGTTGAATGACTTTTTGATTCCATGGCTTTATTTTTCTTTTCGTATTCTTTAGACAGCCTTGAGATAAACCAGTGCCTATATCTTACTGGTAATCGTCTCACCTCTGTATAGCTCATGTTGAGGTGTCGCTGGAGCAGGAAAACTTCTTCCAAAAAGTTCTCTCTCCAGCTATGTACTGGGCCAAAAAAATTCTGTAGTTATCGGCATCTTGAACATATTTTGAAAGCCGCAACTTGAACATTCAAATTTTGAAGTCATGTCTATTCCTGGCTCGTTTTCACTTATAAATTTTCTTAATGAGCGTGAATCAAAAGCAGGCATGTACCTGATAAAATGTTTGATTTTATTTCTATCATTTATTCTGTCAACAGAAACAATCGATTGCTCAAGAAATGTTGTTACACCAGGATCAACAGCACCCGTACTTTTCTTTATAAATTCTCTATTCAGGTTTCTATTTTTGTCATCTTTCGCTGATAAAAACTTAAAAATCACCTTCTTTTTTGTGACAGGTAGCGTAAATAAAAATTTATTTTTACCTTCTTCTACAGGCTTTATGCTCAATCTTTTAATTGCCAATTCTGATAAATCAACTGTCACATCATTATTATGCGAACAATTTTTACATTTTCCCCTGACACTATATTGAGAACCGTAACCTGTGATTCTTATTGCCACCATCAAAGCAGTCCTATCACCATTTATCATTTCCTCAGTATTAATCGATTTATCTGTTATACACGATCTTATAAGGTGAGAAATAGCAGTTCCATCTTTTAACAATGCTTGTGAAGAAAGTATGTCTTCCTCATGCGCTGTCATCGCTTTAATGTTTAAAGTTGCCCTATTATAAAGCAATGAATTAGGATCATATAATAATCCATTCGAAGGTAGAGGAACAGCTTCAACAGGAACTTCCCATCCAAAATCCTCTTTCATAACATCTTTAGACATTAAATGACCGCTAACATCTCTCCCAAACAATTCTGACATACTTTCTCCCAAAAATTAAAAAAGCCCTTATAGATTATAAGAGCTTGATTAATAAAAGTAAAATTATGGATTGTGATTTCAAATTAGAACTGCAATACGCAATTATCAAATGCCATTGACAAGTCAATTGTCATGACTTCTTCTGAACCATAATCTAAAGTACCAAAGTTAGCTGATTTAATCAAAGCACCTTTGATGTCCCAAAGTTCTACAACAGTTCCGACAGGATCTAATAATTTTAATTGAATATCCCTCTTATAAAAATCAGCATATCCTGCTCTACCGCTCACTGACTCATAATGAGTTCTAATCCACTCCATGACTTGCTGTGCGCCTGAAGGAGCAATTGGATCATGCAGAGTACAAGAAAAATCACCCATATCCAATTTTCCGGAAATATACCGGTAACTGTTCATAAATTCAATCTTTTTCTCTTTTAGAGTAAATGTAGGTCTTTTTGTCTTAGACATTAGAAATGAATCAATACCTTCTATTGCAAGAACCCACCTATAATTTCTTTTGGGCTCAAACTTATTTGGTAGCATATCTGTGACTGAAAGTGTCTCTGCCATTTTCTTTTCTCCTAATCTTAACTATTATATATATCTATCTAAAAAATTCTATATTTCTGTACCTGAATTTGTAACAACAAAATCTAAAGAAATAAACTCAATTGCTCTTGTAGGTTGTAAATAAATTTTACCTCTAATCGTATTATTCTCTACATCTGCCTGTGTTGTAGTAGATGTGTCTATTACAACCTTGTATCTATCAACGCCGCCTAATTCTTGAACTCTCTGCAAAAGAGGATTAACAAGAGAAGAAAACTTTTCCAATGTCTCAGTTCTATTTGGTTCGAACAATAAAGAATCAGCAATTCTTCTAACTGATCTTCTAATGCTGATTAATAATCTTCTAACATTAATTCTATCTAAAGCTGACTGACTCTGGAGAAGCGTTTTTTGTCCCCAAACTGTTAAACCTTGTCCAGGATGCCTTGCGATGGGATTAATGTCAGAATTATACAGATCATCTAAATTTGTTTTATTAAGTCTGACTGCTGCTAACTCAACTGAATTTAGTGCGCCTCTTGTGAAACCGGCTGGTGCGAACCAAGGATGTCCTATCTTGTCATTTAGAGAAAATGCACCAAGAACTGCGACACTTGGAGGTACCTGAATAAATGTACCCGTTTCAGGATCTCTCACTGTGACATCTGGAAAATAAGCTGCTGCAAATGATGTATCTAAAACTCTATCTTTAAATTGATTAATAGTGTTCAATACATGAGGAACTGCTGCTGATGATGCTGTTACCACATTATTTTGTTGATCTCTTTCTTCTATGTCCATAAGATAGAGCGCATCAAATCTATTTTCAACAGCAGAAATTGCATAATCTGATATTGATGTGTGTCGCATTCCAGGAATTGCTAAAAGCTGTATGTCAGTATCAGTTTTTGACCCCATAATGTCTACAGCTTTTCTATAAGCAGCGACTGTAGGACCTCCTGTACCACCTTGTTCTGTGCTATCATCAATTTCTCTTTTTGCTGCAGCATTTTTAATTTTTAACTTATCTTTATTGAAAATATTTGTTCCATCAAATCCACCTTGTAAAACAAGAGTAAATTTGGCAAATCTTCTATTTCCTGATTTATCTAAATCTGTGATGCTAAACGCTCTAGTCTGACCTACTCCTGTAGCTGATGAAGCTGGTTTTGTGCTATCTACACTTATATTTCCTCCCCTAACATAAGAAGCACTAACCCATTCATTTTCACGAGCCCAAGTTGATGTTGTGTCATTAACGCCATCTGAACCTGTTCTAACTCGAATATTTTCTAAACTAAATTGATTTTTATTAAAAAGGTCACAGTCTACAACACTTCCATTAATTTTTGCTGCACCTACATTTTCACCTAATGAAATTGCTGTTGTATCTTTTCTATGTGTAGGAAAGTACTTTGTAAACCCAAACAAAGATTGATCAATCACATTAGATTTATTTGGTTGCGCAGTAAGCCTCTTAGCAGTTGATTGAACACCCCAGTAGAACCTAGCATCGTCCCTTCGCTTTTGCCCAGTTCCTACTGCTATGTTTTCTCTATACAAGAAAGGGATTTCTGTAACACGTTTCAAGATATTGGTAGCATAAACATTATGAGTTTCTGTTGCTAACATTCCCCCAGATGTTACAAGATGCTTAGGCCCTCTAAATCCTAGAGGCAAAGCTTCATCTGGAACATTTTTTCGCTTAAGGTTTGTAGAAAGTTGAATTCTTATAAATCTAGACCTGACTGGGTGTGTTCCGTCTACGACAATTTTTTGTGATTCTGTTTCAGCATCAAAATTATAAAAGATATTTTGATCACCTATAACTCTACCAACGTAATTACTTGATCCTGGGTCAAGCGATAATCCTGAAAATGTTTCTAATACTTTGGGTTCTTCATCTGTATCATTAAAGTCTCTTACTAACAATGTGAATGATCCATATTTGTTTGTATCAGATGTTGATCTTTTAAGATCTTTAATAGAAATTTTATATTTTTGAGCAGGACCTTCGCCTGCTGACAAAGCAACCACTTTAAATAAATCATAAGGTTGATTACCAAATTTTTGTGTAATCAAAAAAGGTGATTCTGCATGTGTAAATCTATCTTCAAAATCTTCGTAAACTGGAACATTGCCAAATGAAGTTGCTTCTCTTAAAATAGAAGAGGAAAGTAGAAATCCTATATCTTCTTGGGTGTCCGCTGTGGAGGACCCCAGATTTCTGTATCCAGCATTTATTATCCCAGAACCTGTAATTGTAGCGTAGTTAGGGTGAATATCATAATATGAATAAAGTAAATGACCTTTTTCTTCTATTTTTAAAGGATCTTTATTTAAAACACGTGGAAAATAATTGCTAGCTAAAGTATCAAATGACGCAGTGATATGTGTTATTTTTTCTTGCTCATTTGGATCTCCCTTGTATCCATTTAGAAGCATAACAAATTCACCAGTTGCTGTTGAAACAGAGCCAGTTATCGCTCCTTTTCTTCCCATCCGGATGGGATCAGAAGTAGCTGCAGTTACATTTGTAGCAGGTGCTGATGTTGCAGCTGTTTGATTTCCGCTTAAGTGAAGAATAACACCGCTAGGCGCCAACAAAACACCTCTAATTATGGGTTGCGCACCACCAGACCCAGATTTAAACTGAGTAAATCCCGACATGTTTGCTATTCTAATTCCTGATGGAGCTGTAGGTGTAGGATTCCTAAATACAAATGCCTTATTTCCTATTTCACCATGAGAGATCGACTGAGTAAAAGATGCCACAGCCCCCTTGGATGATCCAGAAATTGTGCCGGTGTGACCGTCTGAATCTGCCATGGCGTTGCAAAAATTCAAAGCAATTGCTGCTGGTGTTATTGAACCATTTGTTTTAACTAAGACACCTGCAGG